TTACAATCTGACGGTATGCAGTCTATCAATGTAAATGACCTAAATGATATGCTTGCAGGCATGGGTGTTGAGCAGTTTTCATATGATACATTTGCAGCAAGCTATAACTTAGATCCCCGTATGAAAAAAATGATCAAGAACTTCAACAAAGATGAAATCTATTTTAATCAAAGTCCTACAGATGCTATCCCACAAGGCGGCGACGGCGGCGATACTGTAGGTAAAATGGCAAAACGTGCAACTGACTTGACAGACATGGCATAATATGTTATTTTAAATAATGACATTGATTAAACCAAAGTATACCTATGAAAAATTAAAACGTGTAGAAGTAGATGGTAAGCGCCGTTATGCAGTACCAGGTGGAGCACCAGTAGCAAGCGTTACAACTATTTTAAGTGGCACAAAAGATATGAGTCATCTTATCGCTTGGAAAAGGCGTGTAGGCGAACAAAAAGCACAAGAAATTGTTACCGAAGCAAGTGGCGTTGGTACACGTATGCACAAATATTTAGAAGACTATATCGAGTTTGGGGAATGGCCGCAACCTGGCAGTAATCCATATGCACAGCAAGCACACATGATGGCTACTACTATCAAAGTACATGCAATGGATGATGTAGACGAAATATGGGGAAGTGAAGTTCCTCTTTACGTACCCGGTATATATGCAGGCACAACAGACCTTGTAGGACAGTATAAAGGTAATCCTTGCATCATGGATTTTAAGCAAACAAATAAGCCCAAAAAACTTGAATGGGTCGAAGACTATTTCTTACAACTTACAGCATATGCAATAGCACATAATGAAGTGCATGGTACAGACATACGTGAAGGACATATCTTTATGTGTAGTCGTGCAGGTGAATATCAACAGTTTGATCTGTGGCCAGATGAGTTTACAGAATGGGAACAAGAGTGGTGGAGTAGGTGCCGCCAGTATTACGAAAAGAATGGCTAAATACTACTAGCATTACTAGGAGTAACACATGGCCGTTGTACAGATATCTCGTATTCAACACAGACGTGGTAGAAAAAATCAAGGAACAGGTTTACCACAACTTGCATCCGGTGAAATAGGTTGGGCAATAGATACCCAAGAATTATACATCGGTAATGGTGCAACCAGTGAAGGTGCACCTACAGTTGGTAACACAAAGATTCTTACAGAAGCAGATGACTTGCTGACCACAGCAGGTGATTATGCATACAAGCGTGGCGAGATACAAACTGGAGAAGCAATTAGTTCTCCTACAGAAAGAAGTTTACAAGAAAAACTAGATGATATTGTAAACGTTAGAGACTTTGGCGTTGAAAGCGGTACAGAAGATAATACTGTAAAAATTCAACGTGCATTAGATCAGTTGTTTTTAAATCCAGCTAGTAAAGGTTTAGCAAAAAGTAGAATTAAATTATATTTTCCAGCAGGTGAGTATGTAGTCAGCGGCGATGGTTTACGAGTTCCACCGTATGCTTCCTTGATAGGCGATGGTATCGATAAAACAAAAATTATTAGTAGTGCAACTAATCCTCCTGCACATATTTTTAGAACCGTGAACGAAACTAGTGTTCCTGGTACTTATGCTGATCCTAGCACAACTGACAGCTTAAATATGGCAAGAAATATTAAAATCGAAGGCATGACTTTGAATCATACCAGTTATGGTGGTGCTTTGCATTTAGAAAATTGTAAAGATAGTTTGTTTGAAAACATAAAAATACAAGGCACATTTGGTAATGGAATGTCAATTAGTAATGATGGTGATCCTGCAAGCAACTGGGTTGGGATATTTTTATCAAATGGTAGTGTAGCCACTGCAACCACAGACAATAATATTTTTAACAATATACACGTATCAGATATGACCGCAGCAGTTTGGAGCGACTACGATATAAATTACAACAAGTTTATTCATGGTAAAATAAATGCTTGTGGCCTTGGTTTTGTTTTAGGTGGCGATCCGCTAACGGTTTTACCTGTAGGCAAGCAGATAGGTTCACAGCATACATTGGTCAAAGACTTTGTATTTGATGCAGTTGATAAACAAGGTATCTATATCCGCACTGGTAATTTTAATAGAAGTGAAAGTAACACATTCTTAAATGTAGGTAGAGACAATAGTAGCAGTGTTGTCGTTACTCCTGTAATTGAATTTTATAGAAACAATTCTGCAAGTGGTTTAAGCGATGCTGACTACAGAGATATGGATAGCAACAGTAGTGTAAATGATTACTTCCAACGCACCGAAGAACTTACTGTCGATCCTTTGTATTTTACACAAGACTATTTGCCAGAAGTACATGGTTCTAAAAGAACCGAATTGAGTTTTCCAGTTAAACGTTCAATTGGTCCAGTTTTAGATACAGGATCTGTCGAGACAGACGGAGAAACTATCATTAGATTGCCTGCAGACGCACAGCGTGGTTCGATTGAATTACATTATATGTATAGAGCAGATATTTCTCCAGGGCCATGCTATCAAGAAGGTGTTATTCATATTCTTTACAATAAATTATATGCTGGCGGTAATATTACATTTAATAACGATTATATTTACACTGGGAATCCTAGTAAAGCAAATCTACTAGTATTCGGTATCAGGGGTAATGCATTACAAAACAGTGCTAGTGAAATACATTTAAATGTGTTCAATACTGTTATTGATGCTCTATCTCCAGTAGATGATGAACTTGAATTCACTATTAAATATATAGTATAATGGTTGAAAAAGATTATGTAGGCAGAATAAAACTCTGGAGAAATCTACGTTTAAATTTAGAAGACAGTGCTAATCCTGTAACTGATACTATTTCATTTTGGAATAGTGTGCCCGTTAGCACTATCGCAGCAGATCCTTACGATAGTAAAACATGGCCAAATCCTTGGGAGTTGCTAAAAGAAAACACCTATTGTGAATTTACAAAAATATTGGCAATTTACTACACATTACATTTAACTAAGCGTTTTTCCCAGAGTCGTTTCGAGATACATATAGTACTAGACAAAAAAGAAAGTGCAATCAAGTACCTACTTTTTGTTGACAATCAAACAATAGGATATTATAATGATAGGAGTATTGACGCAAATGAATTACCCGCTATGGAATGTCAAATGCGGTACGATGCATTGCCTACCTACTAATAAATACCTGATAACTAAAAAATAAAAAGGATAAAAATATGATTCAAGTTACCAAGCGTGATGGACGCCGTGAGCCATTAGACATCGAAAAATTACACAAAGTTGTTTTTTATGCTACAGAAGATATTACAGGCGTCAGTCCAAGCGAGGTAGAAATAAAGAGTCAAATCCAATTCTTCAATGGTATGAAGACAAGTGAAATCCAAGAAACGCTTATCAAAGCAGCAGCAGATTTAATCACAGAAGAAACACCAAACTATCAGTTTGTAGGCGGCAGACTTATCAACTATGCATTACGCAAAGAAGTCTACGGCGGCTATGAGCCTTGCACAGTTAAAGAATTAGTAGAGCGTAACACAGAAAAAGGCTTTTATGATCCAGAACTGATAACATATTATGACGATGACGAGTGGGAAAAGATTGATAGTTTTATCAAGCACGAGCGTGACGAAAATCTAACCTATGTTGCAATGGAGCAGTTGCGTGGTAAGTACTTGTGTCAGAACAGAGTAACAGGTGAGATATTTGAAACACCACAGATGTGCTATGTGCTGATTGCAGCAACGCTATTCCAAGGCTATCCAAAGGAAACAAGATTAAAATGGGTAAAGGATTACTATGACGCTATTAGTTTACATGATATTAGTCTGCCCACTCCTGTTATGGCCGGCGTCAGAACTCCGCAGAGACAATTCAGCTCGTGCGTTCTTATTGAAACTGACGATAGTCTTGATAGCATCAATGCTACTAGCGCAAGTGTTGTTAAATACGTAAGTCAAAAAGCAGGCATTGGTATTGGTGGCGGAAGCATCCGTGCTATTGGATCACCAATCCGCAAAGGCGATGCTTATCACACAGGCATTATTCCTTTTTATAAGATGTTCCAAGCAGCAACAAAGAGTTGCTCACAAGGTGGTGTGCGTGGCGGCGCAGCTACAATCTACTATCCAATTTGGCATCTCGAAGCAGAAGAAATGCTAGTGCTAAAGAATAACAAAGGTACAGAAGAAAACCGTGTGCGTCATATGGACTATGGTGTACAGTTCAACAAGCTAATGTATGAGCGTCTTATCACAGGTGGAGACATTACACTGTTCTCGCCAAGCGATGTACCCGGACTGTATGAAGCATTCTTTGCAGACCAGGACCGTTTCCGTGAGCTATATGAAACAGCAGAACGCAATACAAAATTACGTAAAAAGACTATTCCGGCAGCACAGTTGTTTGGTGCGTTTATGGAAGAACGCAAAAACACAGGTCGTATCTATCTACAAAATGTTGATAACGCTAATGATCACGGTGCTTTCCTTCCAGAGGTTGCGCCTATCCGTCAAAGTAACCTGTGTGCAGAAATTGACTTGCCAACAAAGCCACTGAATGATTTAAACGATCCTGATGGTGAAATTAGCTTATGCACACTAAGTGCTATCAACTGGGGCAATGTCAAGTCGCCAGAAGACTTTGAAAAGTCTTGTACGTTGGCAGTTCGTGGACTTGATGCATTATTGTCCTATCAAAATTATCCAATACTTGCTGCGAGATTATCTACAGAAAAACGCCGTCCTATCGGTGTTGGTATTATAAACTTTGCTTACTGGATGGCAAAACATGACCTAACTTATCAAGGTATTGATGCAGATGGACTAGCTCTTGTGGATGAATATGCAGAAGCATGGAGTTACTATCTAATCAAAGCAAGTGCAGACCTAGCAGCAGAACAGGGTGCTATTCCAGGTGTTATGGAAACCAAATACGGACACGGTATTACACCGAACCAAACATACAAAAAAGATTTGGACGAACTGGTTCCGCACCAAGAACGTATGGACTGGGCAGGATTACGTGAGCAATTAAAAGACACAGGTATCCGCAACAGCACATTGATGGCTCTTATGCCAGCAGAAACAAGTGCGCAAATTGCAAACGCTACTAACGGTATTGAGCCACCACGTAGCCTTATCAGTGTAAAGCAATCAAAGCACGGTGTACTAAAACAAGTTGTACCAGAGTACAAGCGACTAAAGAACAAATATGATTTGCTTTGGGATCAGCGTAGTCCAGAAGGCTATATTAAAATTATGGCAGTGCTACAAAAGTATATTGATCAAGGTATCAGTGTCAACACAAGTTATAATCCTGTGTTTTATGAGGACGAAAAGATTCCAATGAGTTTAATGTTGCAGCATATGCTTATGTTCTATAAATACGGTGGTAAGCAATTGTATTATTTTAACACACATGACGGCCAAGGTGAAATAGATGTGAGCAAACTTGTTGGTGAAGCAGAAGAGCCACAAACAAATGGCTATCACATTGAAGATGATGAAGCGTGTGAAAGTTGTGTAATATGAGCTTGACAAAAGGCCCAGATCCTATTATTATATAGACAGACAGAGAAAGAGGTTACTTATGAGCGTTTTTGACGTAGAAAATCGTGCCAACCACACAGAGGTATTGGCATTTTTGGACCCTACAGGCGGTCCCACAATCCAGCGTTATGATACGCTAAAGTATAAAAGTTTTGACAGTTTGACAGACAAACAACTAGGATTCTTTTGGCGTCCTGAAGAAGTAGACATCTATAAAGATGCCAAAGACTTCAAAGGGCTAACTGAGCATGAGCAGCATATTTTTACAAGTAATCTCAAGCGTCAAATTCTATTAGATAGTGTGCAAGGTCGTGCACCAGTAGAAGCATTTGGTCCTGTAGTATCATTGCCAGAACTAGAGAACTGGATTCAAACTTGGACATTTAGTGAAACTATTCACAGTCGTAGTTACACACATATTATTCGTAACGTGTACAGTAACCCAAGTAAAATCTTTGATGAAATGTTAGACATTGAAGAGATTGTAGATTGCGCAGGCGACATCTCAAAGTACTATGATGACCTAATTGAGCAAGCAGGCTATTATAATTTGCTTGGCGAAGGCACACACACTGTAAATGGTAAAAAAGTAAAAGTTGATTTATATGAACTAAAGAAAAACATTTGGCTTACACTTATGAGCGTGAACATCTTAGAAGGTGTTCGCTTCTATGTTTCATTTGCTTGTTCTTGGGCATTTGCAGAACTGAAAAAAATGGAAGGCAATGCTAAGATTATCAAACTGATTGCACGTGACGAAAACCTGCACCTAGCAAGTACACAAATGCTATTGAAGTTGTTGAAGAAAGACGATCCAGACTACACCAAGATTGCAGAAGAAACACAAGAAGCCTGCGTTCAAATGTTTGTTGATGCTGTTGAACAAGAAAAGGCTTGGGCAGACTATCTGTTCAAAGATGGTTCGATGATTGGTTTGAATTCGCAGTTGCTTGGAGAGTATGTGGAATACATTGCGGCCAAGCGTATGCAGAATGTGGATCTAAAAGGTCCATACACAAACACACGCAACAATCCGTTGCCGTGGACACAGAAGTGGATCTCAGGTGCTGATGTACAAGTGGCTCCACAAGAAACAGAAATCACATCATATGTATCAGGTGGTACAAAGCAGGATGTGAGCACAGACACATTTAAAGGATTTTCACTATGATACACATTTGGGGTAAACCAGCATGTCCATCATGCACAAAAGCAAAGGCACTTTGCGAACAGCGTGGCTATCAATATGAATATTTAGAAATGGGCAAAGACTTTGATAGAGAAGCAGTTCTCACAGAGTTTCCAGAAGCACGTACCTTTCCACAGATTGTTGTAGGCGGACAAAAGATTGGTGGCTACGAACAATTTATAAAATATATCGAAGACACTAACTACACAGGAACAGGATACTCATTATAATGTTGATTGAAGCACCATATAAAAAGAATGACACAATCACTTTCCGTACAAGTGCAGGTGAAGAAGTTGTAGCACGTTTCGTAGAAGAAAACGACAAAACACTCACAGTAACTAAACCTATGGCATTGATGCAAAATGGTGGCGGCTTTGGACTAGGACCGTGGTTGCTAACAGCAGATCCTGCACAAAATATTGCGGTAAATAAAAGTGTAGTTCAGTTTGTTGTAAAGACACAGTCAGATATGGCAAGTCAATATACACAGGCAACCACAGGACTAGCAATGCCAGGATAAATTTATGGGTGGTTTAGTAGCAAGAAAAACTGATAGTTGTACAACAGGACATTCGTGCGATACCACAACCACCCTTAGTAATGGGCAAGGCTCAGTGTTTGCTGAAAATCAACTAGTTGCACGAATAGGTGATCCCACTGTATCACACGATGTTCCGACTCCAGTACCAGATGGCGAAGGAGGAACAACAATTGTTTGTCTTCCTCATACAGGATCGGTTAGAACAGGAAATAGTACTGTTTATGCAGTGAACAAACTTGTAACATTTATTGGTCAAACAGTTTCGTGTAATAATGGTCAAATAACAAGTTCAGCATCAACTGTATATGTTGAGGCTTGACAAACTAACAATAATATACTATTATAACACATAGGCAATTAGAAAGGCAAATTATGAACAAGATCATTTTGACTGACGCAGATGGCGTCTTACTAAACTGGGAATATGCATTTTGTTGCTGGATGGAGCAACACGGTTACAAACAAATAGAGCAGGGCAATCGCTATTATGACATTGGCGAACGTTTTGGAATTACAAAGGAAGACGCCAAAGAGAAATGCAGAATTTTTAACGAAAGTGCTGCAATTGGATTTCTTCCTAGTTTGCGTGATAGTATGTATTATGTAAAACGGTTGCATGAAGAACACGGTTATACTTTCCATTGTATAACAAGTTTGAGCCTTGATGAGAGTGCCTATAAACTACGAAAAATGAATCTTGAAAAACTATTTGGTCCTACTGCATTTAGTAAACTTACTTGTTTAGATACAGGTGCAGATAAAGATGAATATTTGGATGATAATTATGCAGATACAGGTCTTTATTGGATTGAAGACAAAATGGAAAATGCTATTGCAGGTTTGAATGTAGGGCTACAACCAATTCTTATTGAACACGGATTTAATATGCATTATAGTGTTCCTGTTGGAATGAAAAAAGTTGTAAAGTGGAAAGAAATATACGAGCACATTATCGGTAATGAGTGAAATACACGAACAACTCAAAGTTGCCTTTGCAACATATGTTAAAGAGAGTGAAAAGTTTGAACAAGAAGGTGTAAAAGTCAGTGCCGTTCGAGCTCGTCAAGCTCTTAATGATATAAAGCAGTTGATTGTGGAACGTAGAAAAGAAATACAAGAGCTTAAAGACAGAACATGAGTGAAAAACAATATCTAGAAAATATTGCAAACAAAGTAAAACTATATGCAGACGCAAAAGAACAAGCAATACAATGGCTGATTGGTAAAAAAATTACAGATAAGAATAAAATACAAAACGCATTGATAATGAGTCAAATTTGGCTTGCACATAATCTAAACGAAGAAATTACAATGAGTGACTTGTTAATTTACTTAGGTGATACAAATGACTTTACAGAACTAGATGCTCGTGTTATACATTTAGATGAAGACATGCAAGACCTAGGACTTAAAGAAGTATTAGAGGCCAGTGTAATATGATTACCACACCAATTGGAATGAGCAGAATTTATGTTTGTGAAGACACTGCAATTTGTGTCGTAAAAAACGTTGAAGAATCAGTTGTACA